TCCACTGAATGTTGTCTGTGAAGCAGTAGCAGTATAGGTATGTTTTTGTCTAACTCCGTTGGAAGGAGATACTCCTATGTATGCCATTAATTATACCTCTTGGTTAGCCAAATGTTCTGCATAGGCTGTCTTGATTGCATCTGTATGTACTGCATTGCATATTGCTTGTACTTCTGCACTCTCATTTGCTAAGTCATCTGCACTTATGTCTGGAGAGACCACATGACGTGAAAAGCTTCTGCTTATCTCTGTGCCATCTCTCTTGATGACTGTGGCAGTTCTTACTTGAACGTGCTTGTAGTCACCTACGATTTCTATTTTGTCTTGTATTGTCTCTTCTGTTAACATTTTATTTTCTCCTTTTATCCACCATTAAATCCATTAATGGTATTTCTTTACATATTCAGAAGCTTTAATTAATAACTCTGCACTATCTTTAAACTTTCCTAATGCTGTATTACAAAAATTACAAAGCAAAGCTCTTACCTTACCTGTTTTGTGACAATGGTCTATATTTGCTATGTCGTGCATCCTATCACGACTGCTAAACATCTCCATTTCTGAATCACATATCTTACACAAACCATTTTGACTTTCATACATTTCTACAAATTGTTCCATAGTTATACCATATTTTGCTTTTATGTTTTGCCTTCTAATTTTGAACTTATCTGCACCTCTGCATACTTTACAAGTTCCTCTAACTCCAAATGTACCAGTAGGGTTTTTTGCAAACATAGACACTTGTTTTTCCACTTTGCATGTCCTACATATTTTTGTTGTTATTTTTATCTCCTTTTGGTTAATGGACTGACTACCCTATGTCCAATAGGGTTATGAATTTGTTCTGTAAGTAATTGAACCAGTAATATATGGTGTGATGTTACCATTTAAATCTGATGCTAATACACGAGAGGGGTTTGCATTATTTACAGAATAAAGAAATCTTAAAGTAGTTGTGTTATCAACAACATCTCCATAAGGTACATAAGAACTGGCAAGGTCAACCCTACCCCAACCTATCATTGACGTTACATATGAAATATTATTTGCTGTAAAAGGAAGACCAGTAATAATTAAGTTTCCAGTACCACTTGAAGGACTATTTATAGAAGCCGAAAAATACGCAACTACTTTGTTACCAATTTTTGTGTAATATCCATCTGTACCTCTTCCACTAGTAGTGAAGTCAGTTCCATCAGTTGTAATGGTAGCTATCCAAGTTCCCTCTTCATAGTCATCAAGCTTATTAGCTGAACCAGTGCCACCTAAGTATACACCACCTGATAGGTAGAGGTCTTTCCAACGTGCAGAAGCACTACCTAAATTAATAGCATTATCTCTTAATGCACCTGTTGTTGTAACTGGTAAAACAGTACTGTTGCCAACACGCAAACCTGCATCTGTACCATCTGGAGATGAAATATAAAGGGCTGAACCAAAAGTACCAATACTTCCTACATCTGCTCCATCTTTTTGTATGCCAATTACAATTCCATCAGAGATATTACGATTTACATATAAAGCAGGATTACTTGCTCTACTATGAGAGGCATAACTACCACCTCCACCTAATTTATGTCCTACTGTAGCAATATCGTTAGCAGTCTTACCCACCAACAAGTTGCCACTGCTGTCTAGTGTAATTGCTGTGCTTGAAGCATTATCGTCTATACCAGTAGATGCAAAGCTAGTTAATGTACCTACACTTGTAATGCCAGTATATGCACCACTTACCCTAGCACTTGGAACTGTGCCACTGTCTAGGTTATCTGCGTTTAAACTAGCTACACTAAATGTACCATAGCCAACTATGTCTACCTCATCTCCATCAGCTAGAGCTTCTGTAAATGTTACTGTGTCTCCACTAGTAACTGTAACGTCAGCTTGTGACATACGAACACCATTGACATAAACATCTACATAACCTGCATCATAAGCTAGTGTGTTACCATTAGCATCTGCACCAGTTACACTTGTAGGTGTTCCAGTAATGTCATAGTGATACCTTTGAGATGTACCATTGACTGATGAACCTGCGTTCTGCCATCCACTTGCACCATACACCTTTAGAGTATCTGATGTAGTATCAAAGTATAAGTCACCAACATCTAATGATGTAGTAGGTGCTGAAGCTGAGATACGATAGACTTCTCCAAAGTTATTAACTGAAGCTAGGTTAGTTGCCACTGTGTTGACATTAGCTATAGAACCTCCAACAGAGTTAACGTTGGCAATGTTAGTTGCTACTGTGTTAATGTTGGTTGCGTTGGCTACAGCAGAGTTTATGTTTGTTTCATTCCCTGCAACTGAGTTAATATTTGCTGAGTTAGCTACAACAGAGTTAACGTTAGCTATATTAGTTGCAACAGTGTTAATGTTAGTATTGTTAGTTGCAACAGTGTTAATGTTTGTTGAGTTACCTGCCACTGAGTTAATGTTAGTTGCATTACCTGCTACTGAGTTAACATTGGCTATATCATTTGCTACTATAGTTACGTTACTATTGTTACCTGAAACAGTACTTACATCTCCACTGATACCAGCAACTGTAGTTACGTTACCACTAATACCTGCTACTGTACCTACATTAGCACTTATACCTGCAACTGTAGTTACATTACCACTAATACCTCCAACAGTGTTAACATTAGTTATATTACCTCCAACAGTATTGACATTACCTATGTTGGTTGCAACTGTGTTTACGTTAGTTATAGCACCACCAACAGTGTTGACGTTAGCTATGTTAGTAGAAACTGTGTCTATGTCTGAGACAGCTTCGTTCAAGTCATCAGCAGCAGTCTCAATCTCTGAGATAGCTTCGTTAAGGTCATTAGCAACTGTGATAACATCTGCAATGTTAGTTGCAACAGTATTGACACTTGCTATGTTAGTTGACACTGTTCCAATGTCTGTAGCATCTGCTGCTACTGCATTTACGTCAGCTATATTTGTAGCTACAGTATTAAGGTTAGTTGTATTCAAAGAGTTTAACTGAGCTTTATCAGCTGTAGTTAACCAAGTATTTTCTAGGTAATCCTTTGTTGCAGCATCTTGAGCATTTGTAGGATTAGCTACATTCTTAATGACTTTGCTTTCTGCATCCCATTTACTATCTACATCTTCTTGGATAGTATCGTCAGTTAAGTCAACAGCTTCTTGCGATGAGTGAAAGATTTGTATGTTAGCATTGTCTAAGTCTTCTTCAGTAAGAACTGAACCAGATGCAAAGTCTACTGCTCTTGATGTTAAGTCTGTTGTACGTCTAACTTGTACGACAGTACTACTAGCAGGAGCACTGGTTAATTGTACCTGAGAAGATGAAGGGAAAGTCAAACCTGTTTGAGCTACCCCATCAACTGTAACACTTATCTCACTAGTCGCAGTGTACGTAAAGGGGATGTTAAACGTGTCTGTGACGTTGTCCCCAGTATAGTTTTGATATGATAATGGCATTTGTATTCCTCGTTATTAATGTTGTAACTTTAGGTTTAGTTAATCAAGTTCATCTGCAAGTGCGTTGATTGCCTGTCTTGCACCATATAAAGATTGAAAAGGTAGTACTCTTAAAAGCTTTCTTATCTCAGCTTCAGTCATATCTCCTTCTGCTATATTCTTTGCAGAACTAAATACATTCTGTACTATAGAATAAGCAGGAGGTGTAATAGCATAAGTATTACCACTCATAGCTCCTGTAGTAAGTTGATAGATATAAGAGAACATACTTGCTGCTCCTATCTGTGATAGAGCACCTAAAGCCCAGTTAGCAGGTTGCATACGTTCTTTGATATATTCATCAGCATCACTACGTCCAGCAGCATTTAGATGTACTCTAGTTATGTACATAAGACCACCCATAGCTGCAGCTGAAACTAAAACTTTAGCCACTGCTGCATCTTTCTGACCAATCCTTACACCTAATCTTTGAGTCTGTTGTTCCAAAGAACCTAAAGTAAAGTTCATAAACTGAAACATTGTTCTACCCATTTGACTAGATTTTAGCCATTTGTTACTAGATGATATATTAGTCTCTTGCACGTTAGTTCTAGCATCTTTAAAACCAGAAGCACTAAAAGCTTCTCTAACATCATCATCCCACTTTTCAATGTTAAGCTTAGTTACTCTTCCATTAGGTGCTCTTTCAACTAGATTACTATTCATAGTATCTCTAATCTTTATAGCCATTTCGTCACTAATACCAAGCTGTTGTCTCTTGATAGCACTAAACGGAATCTTACCTTTACGTGCAGCTAAAGCCCACTCATTAGTAAAGTTCATCATGGATAACCTACGTAAAGTCTGTGTAACACCTGTTAAACCAGACCAGTAAGCTACTGCTTTCTGTGCACCATAAGCACCCTTCTCAGTTGCTGCTCCTAACTTCTTGGTACTCCAACCTTTCTTGTCATACCAAGCACGTTCAGGAGATATGATAGCTCCTACGTCTTCTGTATCAAAACGTGTTACAGCATTCCATTTACCTAAAGCTACTTCATTTCCTGTTCCCATAGTCTCAACAAGTTCTCTCATTAGACCATCAGGTAATCTACCTTTAGAAGCTGTTTGAAATAACTCTCTGTAAGCAGGAGCAGATTTAAGTAAAGTACTAAAGCTATACTCAAACAAAGCATTAGTAAGCTCCATCATAGCTGACATGCCTGACATACCCATGTTAACAGCAAAGCTATAAGCTCTCACAGCTACGTTAACATCTCTTAGTCTGTTAGATACATCTTCTCTGTTAGCTAATCTACCAGTAATGCCATCATACATAAACTGTGCAGCATTTACAGATTTGTCTATCTCGTCTACTTCTATGTTTTTATCTTTACCCTCTTTTTGTATCTTTGAGATAAGTGTATCAAAGCTAGAACCTACTTGATTAGTATTAATACCATTACGTGCTAAACCTATTGCACCTGATATTTGAAAGATATAACTATTGACAAGCTGTTCTGCATCTTCTTCTAATAAGTCACTAAATCTTATCTCGTCTATCTCTCCTGTAGCATTAGATACTTTAATAGTAGTACTCTCATCTAGAATCATTCTATGTCTTGCACGTTTATGAGACTTAGGAATGTTAGTCTTAGTAAAGAAATCTGTAAGGTCGTCTATCTCTGCTTCGTCAAAACCACCTGCTCTAAAGATATCTGCAAGGTCATCTAAGTTCATCTCATGTGCACCTGCAGCACCTACCTTACTAGACTTAGGGTCTGTTATACTTTTAGTATAGGCAGTAGCTATCTTACGAATATAAGCTGCTACAGCTTTAGGTTTTGCTGGTAGGTTTTTACTTTCAAGATGTCTCTTTACAAAGGAATCAATGTCAGGTTGACCTCTTCTCATAGACTGTTCAACTAACTCAGCAATCTTATCGTCTGCATCAGCTCCTAGTCTAATACGTAGTTGTCTAATCTTCTCGTCATTAAAGATACGTGACATATAGTTAGGGTGATTCTTTAACATACCTTTACTAAATCCAGCTACGTCATACTTAATAGCTAACCTAGCTAGTTCATCTTGTGTACGTTTGATAGCATCACCTGCAACACGTACCTCATCTGGTACATCTGTTACAATACCTCTGACATAACGTGATACTTCTCTATTAAATTCTTCTATACTTGCACCAGTATTTTTCTTCCATTTAAGCTGTGCATTAGGTAAAGTATTAGATAAGTTATTACGATAAACCATTTGTAATCGTTCAGCTATTTCTGATGCTGAATCAACAGTAACTACTTTACCACCTTTATAACCAACAGTGTTCATGCCTAATATACGACCTGCATACCTAGCCCAACCCATGTCTGAGTTACCTAATCTAGCTCCAGTAGATAGAAGTTCACGTAAACCAAACATGTTAAAACCTGCTATCTTAGGTATAGCACTAACATCTTCTGTTGTAAGTTTTGTAGCATCTATACCATCTACAGATTCTATGAACTTATCACCATCTAGTTCTCTTGTTATAATCTTTTCAGCAAGAGCATCTACGTTAAACGCATCATGAAACTGTTTCTCAGCAGGTGTAAGTGTATCACCTCTTAGTACTTTCCTAGCAATCTTAGCTCTATCTCCTGCTCTTTTAAAAGCAATCCTTCCTGCATTTAGACCACCACCTATTAGTGCTCCTGCTCCACCTGCTATCAATACATCATTAGCATCAACATCATACTTCACATTAGCTCTAATAGCTTCAAAGGCTGCACTCTCTGCTGCTGTAACAGCTGCTCCAACAGTAAAAGCTTTCTTAACATTGTAAGCTTTCTTAAGAGCACCTGCAGTAACAGCAGCACCTCCTGCTAGGGGAGTACCTATTGCACTAACTGCAGCACCTGAAGCAAGGATAGCAGCCCATTCAGTAGGGTCAAACATTAAAGAGAAAGCATTAGCAGCTACACCTGTCCAACCATCTGAAGCAAGTAGTGCACGGTTTGACACTGTTTTAAGGTGTTGCTCTCTTACCTTCATGGCTCTTCTTAGACCATTGACTTGAGCTTCTTCTAAGACTTCTTCAACAGCTATAGTAGGTAAACCTTCTGTTAATTGTTTAACTAACTCTGGAGTAAAGTTTGAAATAGGAGTACTAGCATCTGTAGTATACTTATCTATAGTATCTCTAGCACTCCACCAGAGTTGGTTCTCATCATAGGCAGTACCTAAACTATCAATGAAACCTCTACCATTATCTTCTGCTGCCATCTCGTTTTTTAAGATAGCAGCTTCGTCAATAGTAGTAGCTATAGGTATTCTAGTTTCATCTAGTCCTTCTATACCTAAATCTTTTAGAAAGGTTTGTTCAGCCATTTGATTTCCTTTTTAATTATTCAGTAAGCATCTTACCAATACCCGTTTTCTTAAACCAGTTCTTTAGATTAGAAGCAGTTATTTGACCTTCAAGTTTTAGGTCAAGTAAAGCAGGTACACTATCAGTCTTGATGTCTTTAGCTTTAGTTATTCTTCTAATATTTATTTTCTTATCTTTATAGTTATAAGAAGCCATCTTAACTTTATCACCTGAGTTACCTCCTATGAACCAAACTTGGTCACCATCTACTTTGTAGACAACTCCAACATGTCCAAAGGCTGCTTTATACTTCTTCTTTTCTTCTTCACTGTGATACTTAATCATAATATCACCTGCTTTAGCTTGGTTTATATCTACAGAAGTACCTACATTGGCATAAGCAGAAGCACGTAGTTGTTTAAACTTGTCCTTACTTACTAAAGCATCTGTGTCATAACCTGAGTCACGTAGTACTTGAGTTAAGAAAGCTGCACACCATGCTTTATTAGAAGCAAAGTCTAGTACAGTTTCATTGTCAGGATTCCAATCACCTACAATATTCTCAAAGAAACCTTTAACTGCTTCAGCACCTTCTGAATCTTTCTCAGAAATACCTAAGTATTTAGAAGCAGCTTCTACAGGATTAGGGGATATTGCTATATCACTAACCATGTCAGCAGTAGGTTGTTCTTCAACTTTTAGTATCTTAGACTCTGGTACAGATGTATCAGCATGTGCAGAAGGTATAACAGAGTTAGTAATACCTGAAGCTATTGCTTCTACTGTTTCTACAGTTGCATCACCTACATCATTTGCCATCTCTAGTGCACGTTCTTTGGTCTGTGTTGCCCACTTAGTTGCAGTAATAGTACCGTCTTTAGCTACGTTAAACAACATGTTAAACTGAGCTTTACCTAAAGCTATACCTTGTTCAACAGAGCCTTCTGCATACTGAGCAGCTTCGTTAATAGAAGACCAGAACTTCTTCCAAGTCCCTTTTAAATTAGGAGCACCTAGTTGATAACCCATACTAACAATAGCTGATTGTGCTTTCTCAGGTAAATTAGTAAAACCCTCTATTTCTTTATCTAAATATTGACCAATTTTCTGTACCTTTAATTTTAGTACTGCACCAGCTTCTTCTTTTGTAACATTGTTAATATCTTTAATCAAAGCTTTTTCATCAGGTTCTAAGGCAGGTAAAAAGAAACCATATCCTACTGACCTGTCACTACCATCTTTATAGGGAGTGCTAGAAAAACCTTCTTGAGTTGCTATCATGTTAGCTGTTTTTTCTTCTAGAGTGTTACCTTCCATTGTAACATTTTCTCCTGTTATTTGATTACTAGGTGTAAACTCACCTACTTGTGTTTCGTCTAAGACAGATGCATTAGCTGTACTAATAGGGTTTATAACATTTAAAGCTGTTTCTATTACGTTCTGAGAAGTAGAGTTACTTACAACTTTATTTACATCTGGAGTATATGTAGTAGTAGTACTTACATCTTGAGTCATACCAGTAGCTATTAGATTGTTTAACTGCTGTTGGTCAGAGAGTAATACATTCTTATTTATACTCCCACCTACTTGACCAAGAGGTAAACCCTCATCATCAAAAGCCATAATGACTGCTGCATTAGGATTCTTAGGGTCTGGGTAGATAGCTACGTCAAACTCTCCAGATTGTAAACCATGTGTATCAAACATATATTGTTTGACTTTCTTAGAGTCTAGTAACAATTTATTATACTTTGGAATAATCTCTGAAGGATTTAGACTACTGTCTACACCTGTGTTAAGATGATTAAAACCATAAGCTTTACCATTACCTGATTCAACTACTGGATAATCTTTCTTAGCTATCTCAACAGCTTTTTCTATAGCTGGTTCTTCTTTCATACCTGATTGCATTAGATAATGAGCATGAGTTGCTATTTCATTTTGAATAAAAGATGAATTACTTACCTCTGATAAATCTTTAGAAAAAGGAGAGACTTCATTTATTTTATCTTTAATGTTTTTTGTAAAATCAGGTGACTTTGTTATCTTAAAGTCCATCATCTGTATATTTCTAGCAGCATTATTATAGTTCTTACTTCTTATAACAGCAGGAGGTTCACCTTCAAAAGCTTGTTCTTCTGTTTGCTCTTGTAGTATATCAATCTCACCTACTTTAGCTGACTTATTAACCCAGAAGTCCATAGCTTCAAATCTAAGTCTATCTTCTTTCTTGATGAAACTTAAATCATTACCAGAGTTTTTCAAAGCCATATAATTTAAGAAAGAATTTTCTATAGCTTGATTAGTTTCAGGTGTAGATACATCACCAGCTATAAGAAAAGTTAAACCATCTAATACTTTATTTTTAATACTAGTAGGTACAAAACCCATATCTCTAAATGCTTGATACTTCTCTCCTTCACTTAGTGACATAAAGTCTTTGCTTCTAAATAAACCTTGTTCTAGTTCATTATCAGAAATAGTCTTTACGTTACCTTGAAGGTCAGTATACGTTTTATTAATACGTCTTCTCTTGGTTAGTGCTTCATTAATACGACTTTGAATACCTTCAGCTTTGTTAGATACTACTAATCTTGTCTTAACTTGTTTATCTCTTCTTGCTCTTATAGTAGCACTATTCTTTGCTCTTTCTGCTGTGTCCATAACATTGATACTTTTTTTACCATCTCTGGTTTTCATAGTATCTAGAGCTTCATATAATTTATTATCAGCATTATCAACTGACATATCTAATAGTAAATCATGAGCAACATTCACTGCTCTTTTATAATCAGGTTTACCATTAGGCAGAGGATTAGCTACTGCAAAATCATCAATCATCTTTTGAATAGTAGGTACTGTATTCTTTTCATCAGCTGTTAATGCTAATGTTATCGTATCCTTAAAAGAGTTGTTTAATTTGTTATTATTATATTGTGTTTTACCTGCATTAAAATCTGCTATAGTTTTAACATTATACTCTTGAAACTGTAACTTCATAGTTTCTTTTAAAATAGGGTCAGTCTCAGGAGGTAAAGAATCTAAATAATCATCTTGATATTTTGTAATCTTAGTTAAAACATCTTCTGTTTTCATCTCATGCCAAGTATCTGCATTATCTTTATAGTCTTGGTTAATTTTTAGATGCATTTCATAAGATTTTAATTCAGCTTGCTTGTACTTAGATTTTAAACGAAAGCTTTCTATTTCTCTTTCACGTTTAAGTTTAGTCTCTAGTTGTTTATCTGCTACTGCTTTTACAGCTGGAGTTATAGCTGATACAAATTCAGTTAAAGCTGAAGGTTGTGATTGAATTTCAGCAGGACGTACATAAGTTTCTACTGGTCTTGCTGTAGGTGCAGTAGAAATACCACTAATATCTAACCTACTAACTGGAGTTCTTTTTGCCATTTAAACCTCTTAAGTTAATATTGAGAATGAATTACTCTGTGGAAATATAGATGTACTATCACCTGTTAAACCTTTACTAGACAAAGCTGCAACATTCTTATCACCTACTAAATCAATACCAAATAACTTACCATCACCATATTGTATATCCATAGCTGCAGCATTAGCAGCAGCACCTACAACAGCACCAATTAAACTAGGTGGTTGACCTTGTTGTAGAGAGTTAATACGATTCAAAGCTTCTGCATTAACACCAGCTTTTTCTAGTTCAACTTGTGTAAGTAATCTATCAATAGTAGCATCATACTTAGAGATACCTCTAAGCTTTCTAGCTTCTGTTAAGTCTGTAATTTGTTTAGCTGTTCTACCTGCTCCAACACCTGCTTCACCTGCAGTTACCTTCTGTCGTTCTTTTGTTTCTAAAGCTTTGATAGCTAAAGCCATCTTATCTTCTGCAACAGCCTCAGACTCTTGTATAGCTCGTTGATTAAGAGATTGAATCTTTAAGTCACGTGCAGCTACTGCAGCAATCCTGTTAGCTTCGTATCTTGCTTGCTGTTCTCTAGCTTGTCTTTGCTTTTCAAGAAAACCTAAAGCTGATTGCCCAATACTGAGCATAGTCATTGGTTCCATTTTATATCCTCACAAATTCTAAGAAGGGTTTGTTACCAACACCCCATGTATCATGTCTTTTAATAAAAGTAAAGCCTAAAAATTTCAACCATTTTATAGCTAAAGTATAGTCAGCATCTACTG